CAGCGTACAGCTGATGCACAAAGTATTCAAACAGCAAACGTAACTGCAACAGCAACAGCTCTAAGAGTACAATCAAGCACAGCAAGCCTAGACACTACAGTTGATTTAACTGCAACAGGACAAATTGTTAGTGGAGCAATTGCTAACCTAGACACCACAGTTGATTTAACAGCAGTTGGCATCCGTGCAAAAGGACTAACTGCACAACTAGACAGTGAATTTAATGCAACTGCCACTGGTGTTACATTCAAAGGTACAACAACATTTGAAGGTGTGGTTACCACAACACTTGAATCAAGTATTGAAGTAACAAGAACCACAAGTGCTGAGTTGGCGGTAACTGCAACACAAACTGCAAGCGGTATCAAAGCAATTGAAGGTGGCGCAACACTTAATGGTGTGTTTAGTCCAAATATCATAGCAGTTGTGAATCGTGTGGGTGATATTGATTTATCTGCAACAGCACAACTATCAACAACGGCAGTTAAGACGGTGTCTACGACTTGCACAGCGCCCGTTACAGCGTCCTTAGCTGTTGATGCTGGTGTGATTAAGCAAGGGCACCAGCTGTTAAATATTAACGCTGATTTGACTGCAACAGTTGGTGGATTATTCAACTTAGCAGCTGAATTTAATGGTGCATTTAGTGCGGTTGCACAAGGCGGCATCATACACACAGATCGTTATGTATATGTAGTTCCAAGAGAAACACGCAGGTTTGCTATTGTTGCGGAAACTAGATCGCATACCATACATCAAGAAACAAGAACAATTACACTAGGAGAACAGTAATGGCCATAAACAGAACAGGGTTTTACCAAACCAACACGGGACTTGAAATTGACAAGGACGTTGAAGCACAATTAACCTACACCTTTGATTGGAGCACATGGTTAGCGGACAACGACACTATCGCAACAGTTGAATATACAGCGGCAGCAAGACGCAATGATCCAACACCTATTACAATAGTAAGCAGTGGTATCACAGATTCAAACACTGACACTTATGTTGAAATTGGCGGTGGACAAGCTGACAAAACATATATTATCACTTGCAAAGTTACTACCAGTGACAACCTAGTTGACAGACGTAACTTTAGAGTCAAGTGTGTCAACAGAAGTGCGTGATATGGCTCCGCTATCAACTACCGCACATGAAAAAGAAAGTCTTGAAGCACACGTTGATTTGTGTGCGATAAGGTATGACAGTTTGGACAAGCGACTTAACAAAGTTGAAGAGAAGATTGAAGAACTTCACCACGATATCAAAACAGGCAACACATCAATGCAGCGAACGCTGATAGGTGGGGTATTTGCAATTATTGTCGCACTGATAGGTGCGGTAGCCACGATAATCAGCAGTTTACCCACTTAACTTGTAAATATAGGTATGAAAGACATTATACCTAAAGAACTGCAAGAACGATTGATATTTGGTATGCCCACTCGTAATGGTCCGGGTGAAGATTCAAATGTTACCGTGCCTCTAGAACTCAAGGAAATTGTTTATCCGGAAGTGCCATGCGAAAGCTGTGATGAGTTGGTAGTGGACCGCAGAATAACCTACAAGAGAAACTATACTCCCGTTGAACACTGGCGCAAACAATGTTCAATATGTAAATTATGTGCAGACCCATCTACTGGTGAATATGTTTTTACACAAAATGAACTTAGAAACTATTACAATGAACTGCATAACTTGGCTAAAACTCCATCAAACCCAACAGGAAAACCTAGAGGTAGGCCAAAAAATGCCAAAACTAAACCATTTATTAATGAAAATGATAAATAATAGTGTAGCAAGAGTTAGGGCTGTCATACCATAACACAAACACCTATATCACTAACGCCATTTTGATTTACTCCGTTTACTTGCTACATTAAAAGTTTTGACATCAAACTTTATCCCCTGAGATAACATCAAAGGGGATTTTTCTTGACTGTTCACAAAAGAGGTGTTATTATTGTAATTGCATAAATAACTATATAGGAGAAAACAAAATGGCAATAACTAAATTAAAACATCACAACAAATGTCCAGTAAGCATCAATCTATGCAAAGCTAAAGAAGACGGCTATGCACGCCTAGTCTGCGATAAACACAAAGTTGAAATACAGATGCTGAGTAAAGCTGATGTTATTAGAATCAAGGGGAAACTGCTATGATTCTTTTAACTGAAAAAAAATTGACTCAAAAAGGTGTAGGTTATATAACAAAGAATAACAAGAAAGAACAAATAGATAACAAATTAGTAACTGACGTTTCTTCTTCTCTTGACAGAGAGGCTTCGCCTCCAAGTGATAGTCAAGAAGTAGAGCTCTTTGACTCTTCAAGCCAAGAGGGGGGGCGTAGCCCTGAAAGTATCTTGGTAGCAGATGCACCTACACCAAATGCACCGCTATATCAAGACATTGTGAAAACCGCAATGGTACAGTATTATCAAAATGAAGGTGCCCAACAGAAGCGTAAACTTAAACTAAGACTAAACCTTACTGACAGCAGCAACTGGGACTTTATTGCGAGCCTTACGCAAGATAGACGCAACTTTCTTAAACACATTCCAGGTGATCCAAACTACGCAAGAGAATGGGCGGAACAGTACAAGTCAATAAAGAAAATATATGGAGTTAAACCGTGGCTGGGCAAATTTCATCTTGTGGCAAATCAAGGCTACACCAACAATATGCTGGCAATAAGCAACGAACCAGAATGTTATGCGGCGGTATGGTATGACAGTGAAAACAAAGGCTACACCTGCAATATTAGCTTGTATGATTTTCAACTGTTTGATTTGGCTCTGTTTAAAGAAAATGTAACTGACAAACAAAAGCGTTCAAATCAAGTGGCAAACACCATATGGAATAATCCTCTGCACAATACAATACAACGTCCTAAAACTTTTGCACAGTTAAGAAGCAAATGATTCAATATATAAACGTTATTTTACAAGTAAGATAAATAATTGTATGGAAAAAGCAAAGACAGGACCCAAACCAAAAGAACCTACTGAAGGTACTATTCTTGGATTGCCAGTTGGTAGAGACAAAACAGTTGTACCACAAGAACAAGTAGAAGAGTTGGCTGCACTAGGATGCAACAACAAAGAGATTGCAAACTTCTTTGGAGTCAAGGAAGATGCAATTGCACGAAATTTTGCGGCAGAACTCGTAAAAGGGCGTGAAGTAATGAAGATTAAACTTAGACGTGCAATGTTCAAAAACGCTTGTATAAACATGAATGCGGCAGTTCAAATATTCTTAAGTAAGAACATACTGGGCATGACAGATCAGCCAATACAAAGCGAAAGCAATGCACCGCTACCATGGAATGAAGCGGACAACGAAACAATTGAAATTGGAGAACTACACGATGAAGAGAATTGATAACACGGCAGTATGGACAGATGGCACAGTCAAATACACTAAGAACGCTCAAGGCGACTTTGTAATATATGTTGAAGAGGAAGAAGACAACTGGACCTACAGTGATAGAGACTTTGTAACCTTAGACGAGCCAGTTGTGTTGAAACCAAACGATGAGCACGACGACTGAACTTAGTGTAAGCATAATGTGTCACATCACCCGTACACTAAACGCAATCGTTGAAGAACTTGGTGAAATTAACATTAACAACCGTACGATATGGGACAAATACCTGCATCAAATGGACAATACAATTTGGCGTGGCATATTACAAACACTACTAGAGTTATATGAGCAATATCCAACACTGTTTGAAATGCATCAAGTAAGTGCAATCAATGAAGCTCTTACAACACTAAACACCTACTACGATTATTATGATAATGTATTACACATTAACAAACCAAATATGAAGCATAGACGCATTGCATGGAGAGCCTTAATGGTAATACGAGAAGTAGTCAACAACGCACAAAGCACACGTGGTGCACTATTAAGAACCAACACATTTAATGACTTGGTATTATAACCAACAACCTTTTACAACAGCCCCAGAGGAATATCAGGGGTTTGTTTACTTGATTACTAATACTACTAATGGAAAGAAGTATATAGGTAAGAAGAACTTGTGGGGCATCCTAAAACGCAAGCCACTTAAAGGTAAGTCCAATCTAAGGCATAGCCGCGTTGAAACGGATTGGCAGGGGTATTACGGAAGCAGCAAGACACTCCAGCGTGATGTTGAGAAACTTGGCCCACATACAATGAAACGAGAAATACTCGTGCTCTGCGCTAACAAGAACCAAATGAACTACTTTGAAATGAAACTACAGTTTGAACATGACGTGCTGTTTGATCCACAGTATTACAATGAATACATAGGTGGTAGAGTGGGCTCAAGAGGCTTAATTAATCCAAAATAAAATCTTCAATAAAATCAACAACTTAGCAAGCCCCTAGACGTAACCTCTTGATTTCAAAGGAGTTTATAAAGGTTGACAAATAGTCTAGTGATGTTATTATTAATACATAGGCAATAACGCTTAGGCAACACAAAAGGCACTTTGAAAATGAGCACAACTACAATTATCCGCGATATTCCTTTTACAATTACAGACTGTGACGGTGAGTATTTCTTCACTGCTCCAACAGCACTACATCCCCAAACTCTTAAAGCGGTAATTCGCAAAAGTATGTTTAGAGAACAAGACATTGCCTGGTTTAGCCCTAAGCACGGAAACTTTAGTGTTAAGGGAGACTACGCTGAGTTCTCTGTCAACTACTACAAGTGTGACACAGTTGATGAGCAACTTGATTTGTTCTTTGCTGGTGAAGAGGAGACAGCGTGATGAACAAGTATCAAGAAGCAGAATTTTTAGCTTTATCTATGGGAGCATCAAAAAAAGAATATTATACACTGCATGATAGTTTGTTTGAGGACTTTAACTTTGATGAATACGGAGATAGAACTATTGAACCATTAGGCAAAAATGTATATCAACTGCGTTTATATGCTATGCGTAATCTAAAAGATTACTATCATACAAAGTTTGAGGAGACAGCGTAATGACATACGCAGAATTTGTAACAGTATTTGAACCAGTTTACTTACTTGGCAACATGGACGAGATCCGTGAGTTTGAAACTGCCCACCCACAACACTACGCACAATACTTTGAAGCGGCTAATAACTTTAATATGAATTATTTCTTTGATGAAGAGTCAGCGTGATGAAACTGTTCTTGATTGTTGTAGTAGTTTGCCTAAGTGGTTGTAATACTATTGCTGATTATTATGACAGTCAAGATCCGTGTCAGCAACAACCTTATCCAAGTTGGTGCGGCACTGCTAAAGAACCATATCCAGTTATTATTGTAGAGGACAGTTGGATTCTTTACTAATCACAGTCTTACTAAAGAGTCCTTAGGGGCTCTTTTTTTATACCGTTATTTACAGTATTGCATAAATAATTATATGGAATACAAATTTAAATATGCACCAACAGGCCCAGGCGGTCCAGGCAAACGTGGACGCAATCCAGATCCATTATCATGGCAGAGTGGACCAGATCCACTAGCACACGACAAACACTACAGTTACCTTAAGCACAAAGCACAAGCTAGGTATCGCGGTGAAGACTATTCTCTTACACTTGAAGACTGGATGACTATGTGGACAGATGAACTTTGGTTAGAACGTGGCAGAGGCTTAGACAACTATTGTTTGCAACAGCAAGATCCAGAGTGTGGTTGGCACTACAATAATGTTGAAATTGTAACTCGCAAAGAACATTTTGCACAAATCAAAAAGAGGAACGGTTTTGATAAATCATAATTTTGATCCTTATGACATATTGCAACAGCATGAAAAAACTATAAATGATTTGATTAATGCACATAATGAACTTGCAAAACTTACAGAAACACTTGCGGATCAAAACAATCAACTGCATGAACGCACAGAACGTCTTGAAGATGAGCTCAACAGAATATACATTTATATAGGTGAACAGATACAATGAACTACACAATATTAGAAGGTGACAACAGAGACACCCTAAAGACTCTTGAAGACAACTCAATTGACGCAATTGTAACTGATCCACCATATGGTATTGACTTCTTAGGTAAAGCGTGGGACGCAAATACAGGCGCCCTAGAAACTTATCAAGAGTGTTTAAGAGTGTTAAAGCCAGGTGGACATATCCTAGCCTTTAGTGCCGCTCGCACCTATCACCATCTTGCTGTTACACTAGAGCAAGCAGGCTTTGAAATAAGAGATCAACTTATGTGGTTATATGCCAGTGGATTTCCTAAAGCACAGGACTTAGGTAAAGCAATAGAACGCAGAGAAGGCAAAAGAGTATCAGCAACAGCAGACAATAATGGAAATACCTATGCAATAGGCATGAATAGTGTATGTCATAAATGTAATATGCCGCACGGAACAGCAACAAGAGGTATGTGTAAAAAAGAAGATTGTCCTATAAATGAAGCACTAAAACCAGCAGACAATAAATGGGCAGGTTGGAAAACAGCACTAAAGCCAGCACACGAACCTATCTGTATGGCACGCAAACCGTTTAAAGGCAGCACCATAGACAACGTGCTTGAACACGGTGTTGGAGCATTGAACATAGACGCTACAAGAATAGATTATGAAGATACTACAGATAAACTAAAGCAATTAAATCGGACTCTAGATAAAAGTGCTGGAATACAAAATACAATGAATCAATTAGACGGTAAATCTAAAATACAGTACACTCAAGGAAATACTTTAAATGAACAAGGACGCTTCCCCAGCAATGTCTTAGGTGAAG